TCTCTCTCTTTATCCAAAGGGAAAGCCCTGGAACGGAAAGGGAAAGGTCATGACCTGCCGCGAATTGAAACGATTGTCTCGGATGCGGCCGGATCGTATGGGCCAAATGTTGCAGATTGGGCTCAGCGCATTCTCAACGTGGAGCTCATGCCCTGGCAGTTGCACGTTCTCTCTCAGCAGCTCAGCGTTGACGGTGACGGTCGATGGTGCAACCCTTTGTCACTTGTCAGCGTTGCGCGACAAAACGGCAAGACCGTCGCACTCAAGGCGTTGCTGGGATGGTGGCTGACCGAATACGCGCTCGAGGCCGGGCCGCAAACGATTCTGACGACCGCGCACCGGCTCGATCTGGCGACTGCGCTATTTCAAGATTTGGCGCCGACCCTTGAAGCCAAGTTTGACGTCAAAGCAACGTGGGCTTACGGCCGTAACAGCATCAAGATCGGCGACAGCGTGTGGCACGTCAAAGCCGCCAGGCCATCGGCCGGTCACGGCATGAGCGTCGACCTGATCCTGGCCGACGAAATCTTCGGCATTGACTCGGAGACGCTTGACATCGGTTTGCTGCCGACGCAACGCGCCCGGCCCAATCCGCTGTGCTCGATGTGGTCAACGGCAGGCACCGAGGAAAGCGTGGCGATGCTGCGCTGGCGTGAGCAGGGCATTCGTGCCATTGACGAAGGCAAAAGCACCGGCATTTACCTTGCCGAATACAGCCCACCGCCAGACGCCGACCCGATGAGCCCAGGCGCATGGGAATACTCCAACCCCGCGCTCGGCCACACGCTCGACATCCGAACGATCGAGCAGGAAGCCAAATCGCCTAACCGAGCAGGCTTCCTACGCTCCAGTGTCAACCTATGGGTGCAATCAGAGCTGTCGTGGCTGCCGCCAGGCAAATGGGAAGCGTTGCGTACCGCGTTGCCACCGCAACCTGGTGGCGTGCTGGCGGTCGAGGTTGCCGTAGACGACGGCCGTTACGTGGCGGTGCGTGCGAACGCCAATACTGCTGGGATCCTGACTGCGACTGTCGCATTCATGTGCGAAACGGTGTCACAAGTGTGGGATAACATCCGCCGTGAACTGTCGACGAACCCCGGCTTGCAGATTGCGATTACGCCGACGCTTGACACGAACTGCCCTACTGATTTGCAGCGCCGCCGTGTGCTGGTCGGTTATCAGGAAATCACGCGCTGGACGTCGATGGCCCGCAACCTGATCAACGAAGGCCGCGTCGCGCACACCGGCGAGACGATGCTGGCTGAGCACGTCGGTCGCGCCGTTGCCGTGCGCACGCCCGGCAGCATCGCGTTGAGCTCCACCAAATCGTCGGGCCCGATTGAGCTGGCACGCTGCCTGGTGTGGTGCATCGGCATGTCAAGTAAGCCTCGGCCGATGGTGAACCGACCAGTCATAGCAACGAGCGCTTAGACTGACTGACACGATGGCTGTTTTCTCGCTCAAGCGCGCAATCCCTAACGACACCAAAGCCCGGGTCGGCGCTGCCGGCGCTGCCGGCAACCCGATGGTCGGCAACTTCATGACCTACCAGACCGGCTTCGACCGGCTGGCCGCCATCCAAATCCCAACCGTGTCACGTTCACGCGATTTGATTTGCGGCATGATTGGCTGCCTGCCGATTCGTCAATACTCCAAGCAGTGGATGGATGACGACTACGAGGACATCGATTTGCCAGACGACACGTGGTTCCAGCAGCCCGATCCGAACGTCACACGCAATTTTATCATGTCGTGGACTACCGACGACCTGATTTTCTACGGTCGCGCATTCTGGATCATCACCAGCCGGTTCGGCAACGGCTTCCCGGCGACGTTCACTTGGGTGCCGGCCGCAGACGTGCAGACGCGCGACCAGGCAGGCCCACAATGGTTCGGCCCCAGCAAGCAAGTGACTTTCAACGGCATTGATCTCAACCCGAACGACGTCGTGCAATTCATCAGCCCGATTCAAGGCCTGCTGTCAATGGGCGCCAGGGCAATCCGCACCAACATTAATCTTGACAACAGCGCCGAGCGTTTCGCGCGCAACCAGACGCCTGCCGGCGTGCTCAAACAAACCGAAGGCGAGCCGCTCAGCGGCGAAGAGCTGTCAGAAATGGCTGCCGCGTTCGCAGCTGCACGCAACAACAACGCCATCGCCGCGCTAAACCAGTACGTCGATTGGAAAGAGTCCTACATGGATCCCAGCAAGCTTCAGTTGACCGAAGCACGCACGTATCAGGCGCTTGAAATGGCCCGGCTCGCAAACATTCCGCCGTACCTGGTGGGCGCGCCGTCAGGCAGCGGCATGACGTACCAAAACGCGCTGCAAGCACGCCAAGATCTGTACCTGTTCGGCGCCAAGCCGTACATCGATTGCATCGAGCAGACGTTGAGCATGAACAATGTGACGCCACGCGGCCGCTACATCTACCTTGACGTCGAGTACTACCTGGAGGAAGCAAACGATGTCCCCGAGTCGGAAAACGCTGCACCGGCTCGGGGGCTACCCTCTAACGACGAAGAAAACGAGGATTCATGATCAAGCTGACCGCCACTGACACGTTCATCATCGCCGAGGAAGGCGAATCGCCGCGCACCATCAGCGGCGTCGCCGTGCCCTGGGATGTCGTCGCCACCGTCGCAGACGGCACCCGAGTCAAGTTCGAGCGCGGATCCCTGCCGGTCAACGGCCGCAAGCCCAAGTTGCTCAAGTACCACGACGACACGGCCCCGGTCGGCATCGTCACCAGCCGCCTGGACACCGAAAAAGGCATGATGTTCACGGCCAAAATCAGCGCCACCAGCGAAGGCAACGACATGCTCGAGCTGATCAAAGACGAAGCCGTCGATGCCGTCAGCGTCGGCGTCAACCCAGTCGAATACAGCTACGACGACGAAGGCACCATGATTATTTCGCGCGGCGATTGGCTAGAGTTGTCGCTAGTCACGGCGCCTGCGTTCAAGGGTGCTACGATTACAGAGGTTGCAGCGACCGAAGGCAAGCCAAAGGAAACGGAGCCACAACCAATGACCGACAAGATCGAAACCGCCGCCGCAGTCGCCGAAGTTCCGGCCGCTGCACCGACGATGCTGTTCGCAGAGCCCAAGCCTGCGTTCAAGCTGCCGACCCCGGCCGAATACATGGCCAAGTTCGTGCGCGGTGGCGCCGAGTTCGCCGAGTTCAACGCTCGCATCAAGGCCGCAGCTCCCGACATCACCACCGGCGACACGCCCGGCATCCTGCCCGAGCCCATCGTCGGCCCGGTGTACGACTCGCTCAACGCAATTCGCCCGTTCGTCAGCGCCATCGGTACTCGCGCAATGCCGCAAGGCGGCGCAACGTTCCGTCGCCCCAAGATCACGGTGCGCCCGACCGTCACGCAGCAACCGACTGGTCAGCTCAACACGCTTGACCCGTCGACGGTCACGGTCGCCAACAACGACATCAGCAAGCTGACGTTCGGTACCTACGTCACCCTGTCCGAGCAAGACCTCGACTGGACTGACCCCAACTCGTTGGCCATCGTGCTCAACCAGCTGGCAATCGCCTACGGTCAAGCGACCGACAACTACGCGGTCGACCAGATGGTCGCCGGCACCACCCAGACCGAAACCATTACCGACCTTTCGTCGTCGGCCGACTGGATTGCCGCGATCTACGGTGCCGCCTACCAGATCAGCAATTCGAGCAACTACCTGCCGACGCATTTCTTCGCTGCGCCGATCACGTGGGCCAAGCTCGGCATGATCGTTGACGACGCCAACCGACCACTGTTCCCCTCGGTTGCGCCGTACAACGCATTCGGCGTGCAAACCGCGTCAAGCTGGAACGGCAACCCCCTCGGCCTCACGCTTGTCGTCGACAAGAACATGGCCGGCTCCACCGGCTCAGGCGGCCTCAACGGCGTGGTCGGCCACGCAGCCGGCTCAGCCGCAGGCTTCGAGTTCTACGAACAGCAGAAGGGCGCAATCTCGGTTGACGTTCCTTCGACGCTCGGCCGCACCATCGCATTCCGCGGCTACGCGGCAGTGTTCATGGCCGACGCGACGAAGTTCGTCAAACTGCTCAAGAGCTGACTTCAGTTCCTTCCTCCAGGGAACTCTGAACGATGGCGACTTACACCGTCACCCATAAACAGGTGATTAGTAACGTCGCCATCGTTCAGTTGCTTGAGCCAATTGAATTTGAGGTCGGGCAAAGCATCACGCTGGCCGGTATCGGCGCAGGCTGGAATGCCACGCACAAGATTTTGGCGCTGCCCGAGTATTACTTCACCGGGGTGAGCGAGCAAGGCGACTACGAATACGACTACGCGCGCATCATCCCCAATCAGGTGCAGTTTGCGCTTACTACGGCCGACGTCGAGCGCGCAGCTGCAACCGGCACCGCCACCTACTCAATCACCTGCACGTGGATTGCCCTGGGCGATCTCGAGGACTACCTGGGCTTCACGTTCACCAATCCCAGCGCCGACCTAGACGTGGCGACGATGGCCGTTGGCGCAGCCAACGCTTTCGCCTATCGTCGTAGGCAAGAGGCCGGGTACTGGGATTCGCCTACAACCGTGCCCGGCCTCGACTCCAAGCTCGGCACCACGCAATACGCCGCCATTCTTTACCGTGAGCGCGGCAGCGTCGAAGCGCTCGCCAGTTTTGATCCGTTGTCAGTGGGCGGCCCAGTCGCCGGCAACTACGGCCAGATTCTGCGCCTGCTCGGAGTCGGCAAGCCGCAGGTGGCCTGATGCCTGACACGCTTTTCAAAACCGGTTACGACCAGCTCGTCACCCGGCTCGGACAAATCACCGGGCTTCGAGTGTTCGATGATCCGCGCAACATCAATGTGCCGTGCGTCGTCGTTGAGGCGCCCAGCATCCTGATGGCCAGCAACGTGGTCGCAGACATGCAATTCCGCGTCGTCATTGTCGGCCAGGGCACAGGCGACAACCGCACGCTTGACCAACTGCTTGATCTCGCCGACCTGGTGCGCGAGGCACAAATCGGCTTGACCGAAGCTAGGCCCACAACGATTGATTACGGCGGCCAGGCGTATCCGGCCTACGAACTGACAATCAGCACCAAAGTCGCGCCATAGGCGTACTAGAATGCCCACAGGCTTGCAGCGAGCCTCCGACAACAGGAGATTCACCACATGGCCGTTGCAACCACGTACCTCGCCGCACCAAGCTTCAAGATCGGCCCTGCGCTCGCATCCGTCGTCGATCTGACCGACCAGTGCAAATCGGTCGTCGTCACCAAAGCGCGCGAGGCG